ACTGGTTTGAGTCACGCGGTATATCTCATGAAACTCTTACCGATCTTCGGGTCGGTGAGGGCTCTGAGTATATGCCACAGACTGGCAATAAAGAGAACACAATTCAGTTTAATTATTTAATGGGTGATCAACTTATTAATGTTAAATACAGAGATGGTCGTAAAAACTTTAAGCTTTATAAAGGAGCTGAAAAAGTATTTTACAATATCAATAGTATTGTAGGTTACGATACTTGTATAATTACTGAAGGTGAAATGGACGTGTTAGCTTTACACGAAGCTGGCATTAAGAATTCTATATCAGTACCAAACGGTGCAACATTAACTAACAATAATCTAGATTATCTAGACAACTGTATTGATTATTTTGAAGACAAAGAAAAAATAATCTTAGCTGTTGATCAAGATGAAGCTGGTCAAATGCTACAGCAAGAGTTTATTCGTAGGCTCGGAGCTGAAGTATGTTTCTTAGTAACGTTTGAAGACTGTAAAGATGCTAATGAATATTTATTAAAGTATGGAAAAGAAAAGCTGGCAGAGCGTATTACAAAGGCCAGACCAGTACCCCTTGAAAACGTCACAACTTTCAAAGACATTGAAGATGAAGTTACTGACTTCGTTAAAAATGGTTTCAAGCCCGGTTTCCAAATCGGCCTTCAGAATTTTGATGATATCTTTTCAACTTACACTGGTCAGTTTATTACTGTTACTGGTATTCCTAGTTCCGGCAAGAGTGATTTTGTCGATCAAATGGTCGTTGGGTATAACGCGAACTATGGTTGGAAGACAGCGTTTGCTAGTCCAGAAAATGCGCCAACTTATTTACATGCCCATAAACTAATGCGTAAAACGTGGGGCGACATGCCTACACGTGGAGATATCGGTGGTGGTAAATGGAATGAAGTTGCTGAGCATGTTAATGATAATTACTTTTTCATTGATATGGATAAGTATAGTCTTGAATCAGTACTACGTAAAGGTGCTGAGCTTGTTAAACGTAAAGGTATTAAATGCCTGGTAATCGATCCATTTAATAAGATCAGAGATGTTGATTGCAAAACAGAAGATGTCAATAGGTATACAATGGAATATCTAAGTAAGATAGAAATGTTCTGCAAGAAATATGATGTGTTAGTTTTTATTGTAGCACACCCTACTAAAATGTATAAAGATAGTAATGGCAAAATTGAAGAGCCAACTATGTATAACATTAAAGGTGGTGGTGAATGGTATGATGCTAGTTACCATGGTATATTAGTACACAGAGACTACGAAGCCAAGACAGTTAAAGCTAAGGTACTTAAAGTTAAGTTCCAAAACCTAGGTGAGAACGGAGCCGAAGCTCATTTTAAATGGGAACCAAAGTCAGGTCGTTTTATTCCTCATGTTCTGCCTGGTATGGCTGAAGGTGAGAAAATGCCCTGGGAATAATGCCTCCTTACAAGCAAGCTAAGAAGTCAGCTTGGAGTATGGGTAAGTATGAAGCTACAGATGAAGACTGGGAGGCTATGCGATGGTGTATAAACAACGGTATAACAATAGCGCCATTTGCTAAACAGCCAGGTTCTTGGTATATAGATATAACAATAAACGGTAAAACAAATCGATCACCTCATATTTATATTAGAGATATGATATGGGAGAAGATCTATGAATATTATAGATATTATTATGAGAAATACTTTCGAGACAGCAAATGAAGCTTATGAGTATATGCATAACGAAATCATTACAAGTGGTGTTAAGTTTGCAGGTACCAAAGCTTTATTTAATATAGGGTTTACAATAGAGAACCCAACCAACAAAGTAATTACAAACAAAGAGCGCAACTGGAATGAAGAGTATGCAGCTGCAGAGTGGCAATGGTATTTATCTGGTGATCCTAAAATTAAAAAACTAGGTGAGCTATACGGTAAGATACCACCGATATGGAAACGCATGGCCAATGAAGATGGCAAGGTCAACTCTAATTATGGTTATCAATGGAAACGACGTTATCAATTGACGAAAGTTATACAAATGTTAAGATCAAATCCTGAAACCAGACAAGCTGCTATTAGTATATATGACGGCAAAGAAATACACAAGTACAGTAATGATACACCATGCACGTACGCGGTACAGTTTACAATAGTACAAAGCAAACTGTATATGTCTGTCTATATGCGTTCTAATGATCTCTGGTACGGTTTCTGTAACGATCAGTATCAATTTGCATCATTGCAAGAACTAGTTGCAGAGAAATTAAATTTGCCTGTTGGCACGTACTACCATCACGCACACAACTTACATTTGTATAACGATAAAATATAAAACCAATGTATTATTTATACCACATACCAGGTAAAAAGATAGGTGTTACACGTGATCTTAATACCCGAGTAACCCTTATGCAAGGCTATAAGGAGGGAGAGTATGAAGTTCTTGAGCAGTCAGACGATATAGATTTTATATCAGACCGCGAAATAGAACTTCAAAAGTCTTATGGCTATAAGGTCGACAGAAAATTATATAAAAATTTATTTAAATCAAATATGAATATAAACGCTACTGAACAAACGTCAACCTTTCCGTGTCCAGCTAATAAACTTAAAGGGCATCTGATGGATAACATCGGGCTCAGCTGGAAAACTCAACACGGTAAATTCGAAATCAATTCAACTACAATACCATGGATTATACATAACGCAAAGACGTCTATGTATAACAACGAGAGATGTTACATTTATAACAAAGCTTATTACGAAGCTTTCTTAGCTGAACCAGGTTCTTCAAGACTAGACTCTGCTGTCTTTGATAGTATTCGTGACTGGGCTGATAAACGAGGTATATATGATAGTGGAGATACTAAAACGCAGTTTGTTAAACTTATGGAAGAAGTCGGCGAACTCGGAAAAGCAATTCTTAAAGACGATAAAGCTGAGTTTGTTGATGCTATCGGCGATTGTATTGTTGTACTTACCAATCTTTCCCATCTCGGTGGGTATGATGTTGAACATTGTATTAGCAGTGCTTACAGCGAGATCAGCAATAGAACTGGATCTATGGTAAACGGAACATTTGTTAAAGATGCAGATTAAAACTAAAGATAAGATAGTACAAGCTGTACTAAGGAAGATGGACGAGCGCAGTATCATAGGTCAAAAGAAGTATGGTGCTACAATGATGGAAGAGATTGAAGGTCAGGTTAAAGACTTAGATCGTTTCTTAGTTGATGTTCAAGAGGAAATAATGGATGCGTTGCTATATATTGAAGCAGCACGACGATGTCTAACTGATGAGGTTGAAGAGGTTATGTTACGCCGAATGAATATCATTGGTCAAAATGGAAATGATGGAGAACATTATGGTGCGGAAGAAATATAAACGAAAAAAAAGAGGACCGGTACAAGCAAAGAAGATATCATATGATGGTATCAACTTTGCTTCAGGCCTTGAGAGATATATGTATATGGCTTTAAAGAAAGCAAAGATCAGAGCCAAATACGAAGGGGAAACATTTGTACTAATGAATGGCTTTCATTTTCCAAACGAATGCTTTGCTAGGCAAGCAAACGGTAAGGGAGATTATAAAAACAGAGGTTCTAAGCGTATACTACCTATTAAATACACACCTGATTTTATTGGTGATGGATTTATTATTGAAACAAAAGGTAGAGCTAATGAATCTTTTCCAATGCGATGGAAATTATTTAAGCTATTAGTTACACAACAGTTTCCAGACACTGTGTTATATAAACCACAAAACCAAGCTGAATGCGACAGAACAATACAGCTGATCCTAGAAAATCAAAGGATATAGCAAGGCGTAAGTACGCTGAAAGACAGATAGATAAGTTTACTAAATGGTCTATTGAACAACGTGGTTTTTTAAAGTACAAAGATCTAGTTGAACAACAAGACAAATATAATATAAATATAAGTGGCTAAATTAAATTTATTTGCCTACAACGAAAAGGCAAAGGTACGTCGTCCAGGCGTCAAAGCAAAAACAAAAACTAGTAATAATAAACAAAGTAAAAATTATGTCAAAAAATACAGAGGACAAGGGCGTTAAAAAAACGTGGTCATTATCGTTTGGTATCTACCCAGGTATATTGTTTGGTATGAGAACATACTCAGAGCCAAATCAAACTGCTCATGTTTTTTATCTACCGTTTGTAGATGTAGCATATGAAGTATTTAAGTAATGGGTTTATTTGATGAGCGCATAGCGTACAAACCGTTTGAGTACCCTGAGTACTATACAGAAGGTTGGTTAAAGCAAGCACAGGCTTTTTGGTTACATACCGAAATACCTATGCAAGGCGATGTCAAAGACTGGAAAGAAAAATTAAATGATAAAGAGAAAAATCTTGTTGGAAACATACTTCTTGGATTCGCGCAGACCGAATGTGCCGTTTCAGATTACTGGACCCAGAAGGTCGTATCGTGGTTTCCTAAACATGAGATACAACAGATGGCAATGATGTTTGGTTCGCAAGAAACAATACACGCTGTCGCATATAGTTATTTAAATGAAACACTTGGTCTTGAAAATTTCGAAGCTTTTCTCCACGAGCCTACAACTGCTGCAAGGTTTGACAATCTGGTTAGTTATAGCGGCACCGATCCTATTGGTATTGCTAAGTCTCTTGCTGTGTTTAGTGCTTTTGCTGAAGGGGTTAGCTTATACTCTGCATTTGCTGTACTTTACAGTTTCCAATTAAGAAACTTACTTAAAGGTATAGGTCAACAAATGAAATGGAGCGTAAGAGATGAGTCACTGCATAGCCGTATGGGCTGCAAACTATTTAGAGATATGTGCTCTGAAAATAATCAATTAAAAGATCTGTGTGAAAAAGATATAATAGTAGCTGCTGAAACTATGGTTAAGCTAGAAACAAATTATATTGATAAGATGTTTGAGATGGGTGATATAGAAGGCATCAAAGCAAATGATCTAAAACACTTTATAAAAAAGAGAACAAATGAAAAACTGGTTGAACTTGGTTACAGCAACTTGGCGTCGCATTTTAAGTTTGACGACAATGCAGCAGGTAATCTTGATTGGTTCTATCATCTTACCGGCGGGCATACTCATACTGACTTTTTCGCAATCAGGTCAACGGATTATTCGAAGGCTAATGAAGGTGAGGACTTCGAGGATATTTGGTAGTTTATTAAATGAACAAGAATTAGAAGAAGAATTATATGAAGGGACAAAAACAGAGTAGAACAGATAACCTTGAGAAAAGAATGGCTGCAATGACTAATGTTGTTCAGGTACTAATAAAAGAGTTTGATAATTTAAAGACCATGGTGTTTGGTCAGCAAGAGATATTGAAACAATTAGATGGTTACGAAAATGCGATAGATGAACTTAAAAAGAAAGTGGCTGAAGAGTCTAGTAATGGAACGTCGTTTAACACCGACGGAAAGATTAGCTAATAGATTAGGGTATATGGGGACTGGTTTTTTTGTAACTGCTCCCCATTTATTACCTGATATGCCAGGTATAATAATATATTTTTTAGCTGGTTTATTTTGCACACCGCAAGTTTGGGTTGCGAAACAATGGAACTTAGTTATAGTTAATTTAAACGTGATGATAGCATACGCATTGCTATTTTTTAAATGATGTGGAATAATGAATGGAAAAAAGGAGTTGATTACCCGAGCTGGGGAGACACCGAAGTATACAAGAAGACTATATCCGGGGGATATTTATATATGGGAGAAACCCCAAGAGAAGCTTACCAACGAGTCGCAACAACAGTAGCTAGACGATTATATAAACCAGAACTAGCAGATACTTTTTTTAATTACATATGGAAAGGTTGGTTGAACTTAGCTTCACCTGTTTTATCTAACACTGGTACAGACAGAGGTCTACCTATTAGTTGTTTCGGTATTGATGTTGGTGATAGTATACATGACATTGGAGGTAAAAATTTAGAAATGATGCTACTCGCAAAGCACGGCGGTGGAGTTGGCATTGGTATTAATATGATTAGACCCGCTGGCGCTAAAATTACAGGCAATGGAACATCAGATGGAGTCGTACCTTTTTGCAAAATCTATGATAGCACAATCCTCGCTACCAATCAAGGATCTGTCAGAAGAGGAGCTGCGTCCGTTAATATCAACATTGAACATGACGATTTCGAGGAATGGCTGGAGATACGAGAGCCTAAAGGAGATGTTAACAGACAATCGCTTAATCTACATCAGTGCGCAGTTGTTGGTGATAAGTTTATGCGAAAGCTTGAACAAGGAGATGCGGATGCTAGAAATAGATGGAGTAAACTTCTTAGAAAACGAAAGTCAACTGGCGAACCGTACATTATGTTTAAAGGAAATACTAACAAAGCAAATCCAGAAGCTTATAAAGACAATGCTTTAAAAGTACATATGACAAACATCTGCTCTGAAATTACATTGCATACAGATGAAAGTCATAGCTTTGTTTGCTGCCTGTCTAGTTTAAATGTTACTAAATATGAAGAATGGAAAAACACAAACCTTATCTATGACGCTACGTGGTTTCTTGATGGAGTGTTGGAAGAGTTTATTCAAAAAGCTAAAGGGCTTAAAGGTTTTGGAAACTCTGTACGATCTGCTGAAAAAGGCAGAGCACTTGGCTTGGGAGTCCTTGGTTGGCATACGTACCTTCAACAGAATGGCATACCCTTCGAAGGATTACAAGCCCAATTTGAAACACGCCGTATATTTAGCCAGATTAAGATTGAATCTGAACGAGCGTCAAGAGCACTTGCTGAAGTTTATGGCGAACCTCTTTGGTGTCGTGGGACTGGTTTTCGTAACACTCATCTTAGGGCTGTTGCTCCTACTGTGTCTAATAGTAAGCTTGCCGGTAATGTTAGTCCTGGCATTGAGCCTTGGGCCGCTAATGTTTTCACTGAACAAAGCGCGAAGGGTACGTTCATTAGGAAAAACAAAGAGCTAGAAAAAGTTCTACGTAAGGTTGGTATTAATACTAAAGAAATGTGGGATAAAATCATGGCCGATGGTGGAAGTGTTCAAGATATTAAAGAGCTTGATGACTTTGGTTACGTTAACAGTAAGCTAGTACGTTTATCTGAGCATGAATCGTTAGATCTAACAGGCTTTGATAAGGTTAAAGATGTATTCAAAACCTTCAAAGAAATAAACCAATTAGAGCTAGTTAATCAAGCTGGTATACGTCAGCAGTATATTGATCAATCAGTTAGTTTAAACTTAGCTTTTCCTTCTGAAGCTTCACCAAAGTGGATTAATCAAGTTCATATGGATGCTTGGAAGAAAGGAGTTAAGACTTTATATTACATGCGGACTGAGTCAGTGTTACGAGGAGATATAGCAGCGAGTGCTATGGATCCTGACTGTCTTGCTTGTGATGGCTAAAGGCTAAAAGTTATGACTTTTTTATACATATAAAAACTAATATGTATAAGTAATTAAATAATGTATATATATATATCAAAAAAAGGGCTCTCTTTCGAGGGCCCTTTCTTTATTAGGAACTGTTGGGTATGGTACGCCCATTTTTTATTGTTCCTATTTAATATGTCCAAATAACATTTGAAACTTTATCATTATCAATATCTATGTGTATGAAGTTCTTAGCAACACCTATTCTATTTATACCATGTTTTAAAAACAACTGAATAAGATTAAATCTATCTACACTATTATTGCAAGCTATATCTACAGCTAAACCTTTTAAATGAGATGATGCTGGTTTCCCACCAACTTTTTGGTTATGTGCTTCTGTACGATACCCAGAATTTATACTTATAGGTTTACCGTACTCTTCACGTATCATGTCAAGCTTGCTTAACATTTCCTTCCCCATCATCTGTCCACTACCCTGTATATCAGGTGAGTCAAACTCTTCGTATTGAAAGTACTTCATAATCATTACTTTTTCTTTTTACCCATTTTACCAGGACCACCAGCTTTAGTACATCTCACGCCCCAACCAGAGGCATAAGCGCTGGGCCATACTTCAAACTTCTTTTTTGCTGCAACCTTGCAGGGTCCACTAATTTTTCCCATAACTAATTTGTTTTTCTTCTATATATTTTCTGCTTATTTTCCCTAATTGCATATGCGATTTCTTCTACGTCTATATTTAATTTAAAACTTAAATCCGCTGCCCATTGCCTTAAAGGTTTATTGTCTTTGAACAATATAATTATTGGTACAGCTTGTATTTGTTTTTGCAAATTTTCAGGCTGGTCCTCAAGTAAAGCGTATACTGTTGGAGCGTTCTCTATATTGTATGGCAAGACCACCTTGTTTTTGCTATTCCACTCAGTATTTATTTGAACTATTTTATATTCCTGAGCTACAGCTCCTGATGAAAATAAAATTAATAATAATGTAGCAAGTGTTTTCATTTTACATTTCTTCGATTATTTCATATAGTTTTTCATCAATCTTATCTAACTTATCACTATTCTCTTCAACTTTATTCTGCGTGTTGATTATTGTTTCGCGAATAAGTTGATCTTTTAAATCGTATTCAGTTCGACTGATTGTAGGTTCAGGAAGTTCTTTGGCTAGTTCTATATCTTTTTTCAATGTAAAATACATTGCAGCGAGAGACACAGCGCCAACTACTACCATTCCTATGGTCTTCAAGTCAAGAGTTATTTTAGTATTTTCTCCAAGTTGTGTGGCCATAATTTATGTTTATCTGTTTGTAGTTTTTCTTTCTTTACTTCTTCTTTCTGTTCGTCTAGTTTTTCTAGGTTGTGGTTTATTTTTCTTTGTCTCTTCTTTTATTCCTATTTCCCAGTCTTGCCAACCACCAAACAATGCTAATCGTTCCCATAGCTCAAGATCACTATCAGTGGCTTTAACTACGTTATTTATTTTCTTTACACCTCTATCTAAAGGTATGTTTGTTAATGCTGATATTACATTACCTGCTGCTAAGTAAGCTGGATTATCTAATCCCCAACCACCGTTAACCATTTTGTCTTTATCCCATTGGTATGATCTAGCTGCTTGATTTATTCTTGATAACTTAGCAGATATAGGTGGAGAGATTTTAGTTAATTCGTAACCTACTTTTTCAAGTTTAGGTTGTTTCTTCTCCATTTCATTGATAATCCGTATGATTGAGTTCTTACCCACTGATACAGCTGCTCCAGCAAAACCTGCTCCACGTAACAACGAATCAGCCATACCGTTAGCAATACCAATATACTTATCTTTCTTTTCTTTGTCATCTGGTTCTTCATCATCAAAAGCCATAGCAAACAACGCTTGTTGTAATGCGTTAAATATAAGGTTCTGTACTGTTGTATAATATATAATTTTACTTATGTTTGTTTTAGCATCACCTCTATTGTTCTTAAGATCACGTATAGCCTTGTCAGTAAGTCTAGCGTACTGAGCTGGCGTATTAGCAAAAGCTAAAATCAAACGACCAATTGGTCCAGCTTGCTGCATCGATATACGATCTGGTCTTGATGACTGCTGAGACTCTTCAGCGTTTTCTCTAAAATCTTCAAACGCCTGTGCTTCAGCTTCAGCTTTAGACATTCCTTGTTTTGTTAAAGACTTTATTCTATTACGATAAAACGTAGCGCCTCCAGATGCTATAGCAAAGCTATCAGCGATTTGTGTAGGTGCAAAACCTAATTGTAGTAATTGGTTTATCACAGCTCTTGGTCCACCTTCTCTAGCCATATTAGCAATGTCAGCTTCAGTTACATTGAAACGTAAACCTGATCTACGCGCTTTTAAGAAGTCAGAATTAATAAGTGTCATGAAGTCTGACCAGTATTGTTTTTGATTACCAAAAGCTTTAGCTGCTGCAAGTGGATTGTTGTCTGTAAAATTTATAAAGTTTATAGAAGATATAGTTTGTAGTAATGCTGATCTAGTATTAAAGAACATGATCGTACCAATACTACCTTGTAACCAATCGGTAAATCTACCTGACAATGTATCATCAGAGAAAGTTCTATTGCGACCAGTCTTCATGCGTTGCAGCGTATTCTCCATAGCTTTGCGATACGGCTTACCATACGCAGCTTCAAGTTTGTTCATATTCTTTTCAGAGAATATAACATCAACATTATCTTGCCATTGCTTTAGATATTTAGATCTTACATCAGTGTTGATACTACGTAGTATATCTGTAGTAATACTACCAGTAGGCCAACCTTCTTGTGGTGTAGCGTATTGCTCTCCTTTTTGTATAGCAATAACTTGATCAGCAAAAACCTGAAGCTCAGCGTTGTTCTGAACATATTCAGTAAGATCTTTTAAATCTTGTTTACTTATGCCAGGCACTTCTGTACCTTGATTGTTCCATATATAAACACGTACAGCTTGCTCACGAGTATATGGTTCACCTGGAACTTTCTTACGTAGATCTTTTGGCACAACACCTAGTTGTTTTTTAAGATCTCTGTAGTCTTGCATTGTGTTTAAACGAGCATTGTCTATATCGTTCATTGCTCTAGCAAAAGGCTTTATTAAATGTTCTTTATACCAAGCCATTTGAGAATCACCTAGCTTACCTTTACTAAGAGTTTCATATAATAAACCTACAAAGTCTTGAGCTGAGTATGGTATACCTCTAAACACTTTACCGCGAGCTGCACCAGCAACTTCCGCCTTAACTCTTTTGTACTCTTTTTCTGATGCAATACCTTTTGTTTGTTCTAGTATATCGTTAAATCCTTTATCTAATGCAGATGCTTTGCTAAATTTAACATAAGCTTGTCTTACTTTTGACTTAACATCTAATACGCTAAGAGCATCTCCTACTGCTTTAACATTTTTATACGCATCATCTGCAAAGTAAAAATCGTTATAACCTTGAGAAGCTTTACCAACAACCCATCGCGCTTTAGCTTCGGGTGTACTGTTACCTAAACCTACAATATTTTTAAGTGGTACATCTAAACCTATTGCTTTTAAGAAATCATGTATAGGTTTTGCCGCTGATTGAGTTCTAGCTGTAAGAATAAATACGTTATCATTACCAAACTTTCTATTACGAGCTACAGCCTTTTCAAACATAGGACCTTTAGCTCCTTTGGTAACTTTTTCAAACTCACTGAAATCAAACTCAGCACCTTGCTGTAATAGCTCTTCACCTTGCTTAGCAAACTGCTCTGCGTTTAAAACACCTTCTGTTCCATCAGGCATTGTATATAATACGTTAGACTTAGTTGTAGCAAGAGTATCGTCAAAGTCCCAGACGCTTATACCTTTGCTAGGAGCGTCGGCATTACGTGCGAATTTAATAGCGTTATCAGATATATACATAACAGCTATAGTGTTTTCAACTGGTGTACCAGGAACTTTAACCATTATTTCAAACTGCTGGTCAGGATCTAAAGCTTCATAAGCTGTTATTTTACCTGACTTAACATCATTTGAATTAGCTTCTTTTGGGAACATTTGTCTAGCTAAAACATCAACCATATCAAACTTGTCAAACGTACTAGGATCTTCTAACTTAACACCAGGCGGTAGTTTTTTATTGTTTGATTTAGAAGCCTTTAATATACTAGGAGCTAACTTAGAAAACTCTTGTATTTGTTGTTTAGCTTGTTGTGGTGTAATGTAACCTATTAGCTGTTGATATATAAGCTTACCTTGCTCATTAACTACAGCTTTATTGTTTTGTAAACTAGCAGGTACTTCTACATTGTATCTCTGAGCATCAGTTACACCGTCTCTAGTTCTAACATTAGGGTTTAAAGTAAAAAACTCATTATACTTTCTTATGTCTGAAGAAGGTACTTTACTAAAATCACCTGTTTTAAATGCTTCATCTAGTGCCTGCTTTAAATACGGATGCTCTTGTGATTTAGCTTTCCAACCTTCATACACACTATCAACAACCGCTTGTGTAGGTTTGCCTGTGACTTCTTGATAATAGTTATCATCAGCCCATTGCAACCAATTGTTTACTATATTAGGATCACCAGTTTTGAACGCTTGTAAAGTGCGTTTAGCCCAACTACCAAACTGGTAAACATGTTCCTCCCAAGTGTTTTCTTTTGGTTTTAAGTTTGTTTCTGTAGATGTTACTGTAGCAAACTTTCTACCAAAACTAGTATTAGCATTTTGATTATATAAAAGTTCACGTACAGGTACAATGCTTTTAGGATCAGCTTGAACCGCCTTAAACAAAGCGTCTAGCACTAAACGTCTACCACGTTTTATAGAGTCTTTGTTTGCTTCGTTATTTTTCATGCTGGCTCTAGTTTGACTAGATGTTGCAGCAGCAATATCCTTTACTTGTTCAGGTGATAGTAGTTGAACGGCCTGACCAATCTCCTCGCGTGTTGCTTCAAGATCTAAAATTTCACCTGATTGTAAAGCTTGATCTGTTTCTGGTATGAATCTTTGAGTTCTTTGTCTATTACCTATAAATCTAAAACCTCTACCTATAGCTCCACTAGTTTTTCTACTACCAACAGCAGAGTTACCAGCGCCAGCTACATCACCAGGTTTTATAATTTTTGTAACATCTTTACCTAAATATTTAGGTAGCTCTACTGTTAAAAAATCTCTAAACTGTTGATTGCCTTCTGGTGTAAACGGAAGACGTCCACCAACTATAGTTTCTATTTCAGCGTTAATGCCTGTTTTAGGTTTAGCTTTTGCTTTACTAAACTTAACACCGGCTCTAACTCTTTCAGGTTTACTAGGTATAAGATCTTCAACCATACGGTTTCTAATGCTAGTATTAAATAACCCTCGTATAGTTTGACCTACTCTATCTCTGTAGATAGCTTTAACAGGTTTTTCTCTAACAATATCTAAGTAATCTTTTAGTGTACCTGTTAGCTCACCATCTGTATACAGAGCGTTCATTACGTTGTTAGGTATAAACGTAGCTTTACCAAAGTCATCTTTAGTTCTTGGTAGTCTAGCAAAATCACTAGTAGCGTTGTCTATTAGGTATTGTTTTATACGTGTTAAACCTTCACTATCTTTCTTAGAGTAATTACGTTTTTTGTCGTATATAGTTTCTGGATTTACACCAAACATCTTACCATATATTTCCGCGACAGTAACTGGTACGTTTTTAGTTTGACCAAACATTGTAACCTCTTGACCTTCAAATGCTTTATTAGTAGCATCTGATATTTGTTTTTCAGCTTCAGCTTTATTCTTTACACCTAAGTTACTTAAAGCTGTATCACTAAATCTAGTTGTTTCAGTAGGTTTTCTTGGGCCTCTAACTTCTTTAGTTTCTTCAACGCTTTTTTCTTCTGCGGTTACTCTCTCGGCTTTACGTTGAATGTTTTCGTCGGTTGTTGACTGAATTATTTGATTATATCTAGGATCGTCTTGATAAAACTCAATAAGCCTAGCATCTAATAGCTTACCACCAGGAGTAGTTGAGTTTAAATAACCCATTATACTTTCGTTTCTAGCTGGACTATAGTTTTTTAATAAACCAAGCAAACCTCTTCTATCATCAAACAAAAAGTTCCTAATTACATCCTCTCTAGTTTCTGTATCAACATCTATTTTTAATCTACGATCTACTTCGTTTTGCAACTTATCAGCAATCAAAAAAGCTGTAGCGTCTTTGCTTTGCTCGCTTACTAAATCATCTTTAAATGTTTCAACCTCTTGATATATTCTAGATTCTTTAATTATCTGCTCGTCAGTTTGCTGCTTTGCATCTTCTACTAAAGTACCTTTAACGCCTTCTTTTGCAGCTGCTATTTGAGCTTTACCGACAGCGCCTTTTTCTATAGTTCTATTATAATCTTTAATAAAATTATATACATCGCGACCATTGTTAAACTTAGTTTTAAACCCTAATGACTGCATGGTTCTACGTATCTGATCGCCTATCCTAGTAAAAACATTTTCTTTAAACTTAATATCACCAGTAGCTAAAGCATCAGAAAACAAGGTTAAAACCTCCTCCATTTGTATACTTTCTGGATCAGTAGAGTACTGTTGCAGTCTTTGCTTGAACTTACTACTTTTAATTTGATCAGGATCTACTCTTTGTAGTTCACCTAATAAAGATCTACCTAAGTTAATAGCTGTTTCAGGGTTATCTTTAACGGTATTAAATAACACTACATGCCCAAACTCATGACCAGCTATGTTAACAGCTTTTTCTTTACCAGCTACTTCTTTATTTATAACAACAGTTTGTTCACCTGTGTCTGGGTTCTGTACAACAAACCCTTGCTGTTGTGAGGTTTTTACATCTGCTTCAGGATCTTGTTCTTGAATAAATTTTTTAACTTGATCAGTAGTTTCAAACTCCTTAACAGTTACGCCATCTAAACTTTCAGCAGCTTTAGTTATAACATCAACACCTCTTTGTATTCTTCTTTCAGCAGCTTCGTCAAACAGTACAGAGTTTTCACCTCTTATTTGTTTAAACTTTTCGTTAGCTAATTTTTTTACAGACTCTATTTCTTTTGGGTCTTGTATCTGTTGTCTTAATTTAGACAATTGATTTTGATTGCCAGCGTAAACTTTTAACTCAGCTGGTGTCATGTTGTAAAGCGCGGCGTTACTTTCCTCTCTGATGTCTTGCATCTTTTGAGTTTCATTAGCTAAAGCTTCATCTATAATTCTAACACCTTCAGGGCTGTTGGCTTTGTCTCTATCGTTAAATAACTTAGACATGTTATTTGCAATAGCAACCATCTCATTTTTACTCTCAGATGGCATTAAAATAGTTTGAGCTCTGTTAACTATAGCCTCGTCACTGTTAGCTAGAGAACCAGCTAGTGTAGTACCACCACCCATTATACTACCTACAATACCTTCATCTACAATATTGTAAGCTTCTTTAGCCCAATCAATATCTTTATCCAAACCACCAACCAACCCAAACACACCATACTTATCAAAAAGCAATGTTGTTACTTTTGTTGCTGCTTCAGATCCACCTTCTTTCAACGAGTTTAAACCTAGATTTTTAACAAGAGAACCTGCGCCTCCAAGTATTAAGTCTTCCGCTGCTTTTTCAGCTCCACTGTCTTTTAATATTTTAGCTTTACGAAGTATACCCCTTGTGACAAGTTCAAATGAAGCTTCTATAACACCAGTACCTACAGCGTTAGCTAGTAATGCGCCTGTAGATTTTTCTGGATTAGCTTCAAACTCTTCTTGAAATTTACCACCAGCTACGCTACCAGCCAACATAGCTAAACCTCCGTAACCAGTTGCAGCAGCAACAATAGATGGTAAAGATTCTAAAGCTGCGCCAACAGCTCTCTCTCCAGCAAGTAGGTAGTTACCTTTTTCTATTTCTTCAGTTATAGTTATATCCTCATACTCCCTAATAGACGGCTCTAACTTAGATATAAAATCTTCATAGTTAGACGAAGGGCCCAATGAACCACCTAGCGGCGAAGTCATACCTCCAGACTTTATAAGTTGCATTATAGATTGTTTATCTTCAACTGTACCTTTATAGTCAGGATCAAAAACATCTAAAGCAGTTTCAAGTAAAGAGTACTTTAGTGTTTCCTCAAATTGACTAGCTCCTTTAGCAAACCCAGCAAAACCTCTAACAGTTTGAGCGCCATAGCTTTTTAATAAGCTAGGTTTATTTTTTTCATCTAAAATATCTTGAGCTTTCTGATCTATCTCTTCTGGTGATATTTTGTATTCTAAAACATCATTAGCTTTATACTCACTTTCAATTTGTTTTCTAGCTAATTCCTGTAGTCTTATTTTTTTATCGTTTTCTACTGTATCTAATGTATCATCGTATATTTCAAGATCTTCTATCTCTTCAAATATAAGATCTTGCTCTTGCTTGGCTTCTCTTTTTTCTAGCTCTCTTTTTCTTTGCTCGCCTCTTACACTACGCTTTGGTTGTGATTCCGAAGAAATATCTACCGATTCTAACTCCGTACTCTCGGATGCTTGCTCCGGTACTGGTGCTACAGCCGCATCCGTTTCCACAGCACCGTTTGTCTTTCCCTCGTTAGGGTCAGTTTGTATTTCCACTGTATCTTCTACAGTCTCTAAACCAAATTTATTAACATACTCATCTACTGACAAACCTTTACCGTCTGCAGCTTGCGTAACTTGGTCTAAGTTGTAATCAAAACCTTTGTATTTAAACATAATTTAATTTTATGGTAAATTAGGTACGTTAATTATTTCTACATTTGCAGTAGGTTTAAAGCTAGTACCTGTTTCTAAAAATTTTAAAGCGGCTTTAACTTCGCCGTCTGTAGCACTATCAAATATAGTTACAGATCTATCAGTTCCTTCTACAGATTTAGTTAGTTTTCTAGTACCTTCTCCACCAACAGTTTCAACTTTAGATACATTGACATTGTATGGAGGTCTAGATACTAACTTTTCTAAAACATTTAAATTTAAAACACCTCTACCTGGTTCTTGCGAAGGTCCTTCAGCAAATGCAGAGCTAATGTCTAATTCTTCTATATTTTCTATAGCAGCTTTATCTTGCGTTTGTTTTTCAGTAGCTTTCTTTTCTGTAGCTGTTTGCTCTACAATACCATCGTATTCAGCTTCGTCAAATACAAATTCTTTTGGCGGAGGAACTAATCCACGTACGTAAGAAAGCGTGCTATCTTGAAATTTAGTTTGATCATTTACGCTAAATGGACTACCGTTTTCGTTAGCAGCATCAGCATCTGGAATCATTTCATAATTAAACACGTTGTTACTTATAGCGTTTATTCTACTTACATCTGGACTTGTAGTAAATGGCTTTACTAAATTATCTTCTACAGATTTTTTATATCTATCGACAAGAGCTGTTTCGTTATAATTATACTGAACATAAACCTTACCTGCTTTTCTTGTTATTTTTTCTGGACTTGAGGTATCATAAAAATTAAGATCATTAACTTGTCCATTTTTACCAACTAAGTTTACCCCGTTTGGATTGTCATCAGTCTTAGCACCGAGTATTTCAACGCTTGTTGTTTTAATATCTGGTATTCTGCCTGGATCGGACTGTAAAAAATTTAAAGGATCTACAACTATACCTCCAAACTCTTCATCTTCTGTAAATAAATTTTTATTTTGTTGTATTTCTTTACTGTTAAGAACCATAGACAAACCTTTTTCATCGCTGTCTTTGTCCCATATCAAGCTTGAAGAGCTATCAGCTGAAGAACCTCCATAAGCAGACATACCAAACCAGTATTGGTTATTCTGCTTTCCAGCACCAGAAAGTGCTATACCACCTGGTTTCCCGTTGTTCGATGCTAAAGAATCTTCACCGTAGGTTTTAATGGCGTCTGGAGTTTCTTTAATGACTTGCGTCAACTTACCATAAGCTAAATTAGTTTTAAATATATTGTTTTCAGATATCTTAGCATTTTCTGAATCATTATTTCTTTTATACATAGCAAGTAAAGTTTCTTGCTCTTCTAAATAATCTATCATTTCAGTACCTACTCTAGCGAACTCTTCATTTTGAGCTAAGCCATGCTCGCCTAATGATTTAGAATACTGTTCTCTTTTAGTAGTTGCGTTTTTGTTTATACCATTCAACATTTTTTTTATAGCTGCGTTCTCTGCGCTGACAGCCTGGTTCTGTCTTTCTATAAAATTGGCAGTAATGTTACCTACATTAGATATTGTCTGAGCTATGATAGCACCAGTCTTAGTATCTACAGGAGTCACAGGATTTTCATAAGCTCCAGAGCGGGTATAATTTCTTGAAAATTTTGGTAGTGCCATTTATTTTTTTTATTTAAACAACGGATTTGTAACTTTAAATTCTTCCGTTAATTGTGAACTTGTATATGTGGGTGTAGGTTTTACAGAATTTTTTCCTACCTCTATTTTCCCACCGCAGAAGATGCTATATTACCAACAGCACTTATACCTGCACCTATAGCAGCCACGCCATCAGATCTAGCCTGCATTTCAGCTTGTTGTTGACCAGTTATTTGAGTTTGTAATCTATTTAGATTTTCTGTTTCTCTACGTTCTGTCTCGCCATAAACAAATTCTTTACCTAATACATCTGTCTCTTGCATTCTAGCAGCTTCGCCCATTAAAGAGCTTTGAACTCGCTGAGCTTCTGATAGTTTTTGTTGTTGTAAAAACTGTTCACCTTGCGCTGCAAGTTGTTGATTTTGTGCCTCTTGTTGTTCTATGCTTGCAGAAACTCCTCGTTTACTTTGTAAAGCGGCTTGCGCTAAAGCAGTAGCTCCGCCAGCGCTAGCACCGGTAGCAGCCAAAGTATCTAACGTGTTTGCTAAAGCTATATCAGCTTCTTCTGCTTGGAATTCAGCAGCTTGCGTAGCAACACCCACATTAGCGTAAGCATTAGATAACAAACCAGTGTTATCTACAATCATATCAGCTAAACTAGTTACATCAGCATAAGGATTTATCACATCTTGTCTAGACTCTTCAGCCGCTTTAAATTCTGCTTGTAAAGCTTTTTTTTCTTTAGCGGCTCTTCTCTCTGCTTTTTTTGCATTACTCGCGCCAAATACAGCTCCACCTATACTTACCGCGGCACCAACACCTGCTGCTATAAAACTCATAATTATTTAGTTTTTTCTTTAAATTTTTCTATATCAAAAGATACTATTTCTTTTTCTAATTTTTCTATATCTTTAGTGTTTGAAGGATTCTTATGTACATTTACAAATATAGAATCTTCTAAAGCATATATAAATCTTTTTGAACCAGGTTGCGATAATGTATAGCAAGGAGCTATATGCTCTATTTTTTCGCCATTGTTATTTATTAAAACCCTTCCTTTCATTAAAAACCAAGCATGCAAATGGTTATGGATAGCTCCAACAACTATTTGTCCTTGCTTCATTTCCATTTGTCTAATATATATTTGATCTGCAAACAAATGTTTAATAGGTATCTCTGGTATATTAGCAATGCTTTTACCATCACCAACACCAATATCACTATTAACAATTATATCTTGTATTTCGTCTACAGATAAATTTATATTTTTTAATTTCATTTTATTTAATAACTTGATTCTACGTAATTAGAAGAAACAGCAAATAATTCTTTTTTACCGTTAGGATCTGTGGTTGAATCAGTAGATAATTTTACCGTAACTAAATAACCTTTAATACCAGAAACACTTTCACCGTATAAAACTTCTTGTGGTTGCGGCTGGCTATTGTTTTTTATAGCAGACATGTACTTGTTTTCTTTTCTATTAAAACCGTATCGCTGTATAAAGTAACCACCTGATATTGTTAAAGAATCCCAAGAAGAATCTAAAGGAGTAACTATAGTAGAACCGTTTATTACGTATTGACCTTCTTCATAACTAGCTATAGGTATAGCTGAATCTGCAAAAGCTGTAGGATTACCTGAAACCGTATCAAATTCAGTAGCGTCAGAAACAATACTTTCTACTTTCCAACCGTTAGTACCTTCGTAATTAATAGTGCTAAAGTTTTTTGACATTGAAACTTTAGGGTTAAATATTAAAGTTACTGTAGCTGGTTGTGATATTCCATAAAAATTATTATAACTACCAATATAATGTTGGTATATTTTGTTACCATTAGTAGTATAAAAATTATTTTTTAAACTAAATATTTGGCTAGGCTTATAGTTATAAAAACTAATCCAACCTTGGGGTCTTTCGTCATATGCCAAAGTTTTATAATTACTATCGGTAGTTGGGTTTAATTCCCAAGGTTGAAAGGAAGTTACATAACTTTTAGCGTGTATATCCCAGCCACCTTTTATAGTTCCTATCTGACCACTGCCACCATCTAAATTATTAAGCTCATCTCTAAAAAAATCACGCATACCGTAAGAAGATATCTCAGTAATGCCATCTTGTGACAATCTTAACACAGCATTTCTTTTTCTATCAGTAAAATATTTTCTATAACCATAAACAGCAAAGCTACCAGGATCTTGACTTATACCATACTTACCAGCGTAAGGTATTATTTGGCCTATAACCATAGCCCCTGAGGTTGTGATAGCAGAACCTTCAGCAGAATAAATCGCGTCTTTGTCTATTAAAGCTCTACTAACTTTATCTTCTTGAAATATAGTTAGGTTAGTATTTTCAGCATACAACTTTTGTATAGACCCGTTCTGTGGATCTAAACTCCTACTAATATCTTCACCTGCTGGAAAAACATTTGTATCATTTACACCTGTTCTAGAGTTAAATATACCAGAATAAATAAGAGAATTAAATCTTATAGAACCTGTATTGTTTTCAGAAACAAGATAAGCTCTTGGTCCAAAACCTACAGACACACCGTTAAATCTACCTTTAATTCTAGACTCTTCTATTATCCAGTTTCTAGACGGTGTTGATGTTGACGGCTTGTATGCTGGTACATCTGTTGTGCCTTCAACAGTCTTTCTTAGTAAGAAGGAATTAAAATATTTAACTTCTATTGTAGCAGACATATATATATATTCACCTATTTATTTATATTTTAACCTTATTGTGCAACACGCCATATTTGAATGTAGCAACCATTATCATGATGATCTACAGCTAGTTTATTATTAGCAGGTGTAAAAAGAGGATTGGGCCAGGCGCCGCTTCCTGGAAAAGCAGCTAAAGTAATATCAACACCATCGTTGCTAACACCATTGTTACAAGTAGCAGAGAGCATAGTGTTTAATATAGTATGATTTCCATTAACAGTGCTAACAGACATATCATAGCCATTTCTCCCGCCAAATTCGTAATATCCTTTTAAAGCACCGTTAAATTTTAAAGAAGCCGAGATGTTACCATTAATGTCAAGTTGACCAGTTTGCCCGGATGTAGTTGTAGTTTTTGCAATCCAACCAACTCCAGGTTGTTTTAAAGTAACACCGGTTACTGCGCCACCAGATACAGTCACGTCAAAAGTAGCGTTGGTAGAATTACCACCAATAGAAGTCATATTTTGACCATTCCAAGCGTTTTGGTCTAAAGCAACGTTTGTATACTGACCATCAGGTATACCAAAACCTGCACTGTTAATAACCCAAGGACTATTACCATTAGGAGACATTATAGAATCTTGCCCAAAATAATCTGAATTATAATATTGTGTCCGCATAAAATCAAAACCAAGAGATGTTGCGTTGTCTGCATATATTCTTCCTGCAAAAATTAAAACAGGCTGGTAATTGCTAGTCACTATTGTTCTTACGTCTTGAGCACTAATAGCCTTGGTAGCATTGTCTGCTAATAAATCTTCTAGCTCGTATTGAAATTTAATATCTGTTGTTGAACTCATTTTTTTTGTTTTATATATCGAATGCTGTTGAGAAAGCGTCTGAAAATTCTCCTGGTTCTACCAATAAATCTATTGATCTTGTATCTGTTGCCCCGCCGGCGTCTGTTAAATTTATAACTATAGTTAAATCACTCCAAAAAGCTCCAACAAACTTGCTTAAAGCACCTGTGCTTCTATCTATTTGTATAGTAACAGAATCAGAAGTTCCATTGCCTCTTGTTATTAAAAGCGTTGCGAAGTTGTTACCTGACGGATTATTGTTAACTGTAAAAGTATAACCATCTGCTGTTATTGCAGCTTGAGTATCCGTAAATCCCCAAGTTAAATTTAAAGTATTTTTACTTGTATTAAAACTACCATTTTTACCCAGTACAGTACCTGTGAAAATAGGCATTGTAGAGTATTGAGGTGTTATTAAATCATAAGTTTCTATAGTAGGATTTATATTACTTAAAGCGCCTGAGGTTTGAAGATTAGCAAATGGAGATTTTATATCTAAAGATATACCATCGCTAACTGTAGTTGGGTTTATTAAATTAAACGTAGCTGTTGTATCACCAGGTTGCCCACCAGCTGTAACAACATCTATAATACCTATTGACGTAACACCGTTAAATACCTCCATGCCTGGAAAAATACCGTTGCTAGCAGTGCCATCTACTAAATTATCTACTACAATGGTTGTAGAATTAATAACATTACCATTAACATCTGCCGTAGCATCATCTTCTTTATTTCTAACTTTCATACTGAAAGTATACGACTCTATTATTGGTGCGTTAGGTCCAAAATAAAAACCATGAGGTGGGCTTAGTGGTACTGGATTTATTTTAATTCTATAACGATCATCACCTTGGGTTTGATCTAATTCTAATGTAAATTCGCTAGTCCTATTATTTCCACCACCATCTGAAACCGTAAAGTTTGTTATTTCAGAAGCGTCTATTTCAATAGCAGAAGAATCTATAGGTTTAAAAGAAGCGGTAACATACCTAGAGTCTTCCGCGCCAGTATTTGTACCTGTACCGCTTGGGTCTTGATTTTCACGTTGTAAATAACCTAAAGACGTAAACCCGACTGGTGAATCACCAGCGCCTTGAGCTATAAGCGTGTTTAAATCAGATATTAAACCAGTTGTAGATGTTTCATAATATATATCTATATTAGATACAAATGGATCTGTTTCAAAAACTGTTAATTGAAAATAATTATTATTATGATACTCGACACCTAAAGTTTTTGGAGTTGCTAATTTTGCTACAAAAGGATTTGTTTCAGCTTGAAAAATAGCTTCATTATTTGCGCTAACACCCATGTCTTTTAGTGTAGACAATGTTGTAACAGTGTTGTTTGTATTTCCAGGAAAACTTTGAATGTTATAAGTTCCAGGGTTATGAGTTCCGGCTTCATCTACCAAACAGTATAAAAGTGTATCACTTCTAAATTGATTTTGATTACCACTAGCATCGAGAAGTTCTTTAGGTACTTTATTTAAACTGTCAGATATTAGAGTTGTAAATGCAACCCCAGTATCTGCAGACGCACTATCAATTTGACCTTTAACAATACCTGGAGTATAAACATTATAATACTCTTGCTCTGTTTGTTTTACAACAATCTTATAGCTATACCAACCTAAAGGATTTGTAGAACTGTATAAACCTGGTTGTCCAGTTGGCGTTGAATTTCCATATTGTAAAGGACTAAACACGCTTGTTATAGGATCGTTAAACTGTAGCTTTATAGAATTACCTACATCACTTAAAACATCGCCAATAGTATTGTTGTCTCTATAAGGAAAATAAAATGTAGAAGCTCCAAAAGAATTATTTAAATCATTAGAAGCTGTATTGCTGCCAACACTAGACAGTATAACATCAGATTGCCTTCCATATCTGTCCATAAGAACGACACCAACCTGGTAATTCCTATTTCTTTTTAGTGTACTTTCTGGATATTCTTTATCTATACCGGTTCCTACAGAACCTTCTATTTTTTCACTAGCTGTTACCTGATAGTTTAATTTACTAGGCGCAGTATATTTATCTACGTAATTACCATATATAATTCTATTACCTGAAACCTCTTGCGATAAGGCCTTAACCGGCGTTTTATCATAAACTCTATTAGCTTCTGAAGAAGGTAAAGTTAGTATAGGTTTTCTTGATTGATACTTGTAATTGTAAAATGTATCATTTGAATGATTAGTTTCTATGTCTTCTAAAGAAATAGTATCTAATACATACAAAGCAAGACTATCAGATTCTTGATAAATAACATCTATTTCTGTTATTTTAAAATCAGAATTTAAATTAGCGCCAGTAACCGAGTCTGGAAAATTTATAATTAATTCCATGAAGTTTACTTTGTTTTTCATAAAAGCAACCTCACCACTAGTGTAAGAAGCCTCTTCGTCGCCAACTAAAAATCTACCATCTTGCTGTGGTATAAAAGCTGTTTGCGTAAATGGAGCTATTATAGAATATTCATTATCTTCAAATTTAAATCTATAACTAAACTTAACAAATTTGTCTTGTAAAAAAACCGGATCACCAGCGTAGTGATTTATAAAATCTGGATTTGGAGAAGTAACAATAACGTCATTAGCCTCTATAGGTGTTGTTACGCCTACAGGAGTGCTTGTGTTTAATTGAGTATCTGTACTACCACCAGCTACAGTTGTGTTAGCTGGTATTTTATCTTCATTTGGAGGTTGCAATGTTATTACGTCTCCTTGTGAAAAACTTCTATATACAGTGTTGATTGGTATTGAGCTAGCGTTACTAACAGCCGCTGTTGCATACGCTTCAGCTCCGTCTATAGTAGATGCCGACACAACATCCTTCATTGTACCAGTGTAAACACCGTTATCTTCTGTGACTAAATCTATAGATTTATAAGGCGCATATTTAGCTACTGATATAGTATCTTCTGTAGAATAATAAGAACTATCGTTTAGTGCCTTGTCTATATTTATTTTTCTAGGTTGATTCCTGTTATCAGTCCAAAACAATAAACCTTCTAAAATATTAACACCATAAATAGGATGTGTAGTTGAAAAATTTAAAAATTTTCCATAAACAAGAGTTTGAAAAGTATTAGCGTTATTTTTAACGTCTAAACAAACTATAAAAGATACACTGTTAGTACCTTGTTGGTTATTTGTTAAATTAGTTGGAGAAGTATCAGTATAGCTTGTTAAGAATAAATATATTTTTTCATTTACTTCATCTACACCATAGCCTATAGTAGTAGGGCTAAAACCTGATGTGGCGGTAGCTATAAGCGTGTTACCTAAAACATTTTCTAGTGCGCCTACGTCACTATCCTCTGATTCTGAAACAGCTATATTAAAAGCGTTTCTGTACTGATTATTTGGAACTAATCTAGAGTCTAAATCTTTATTCATTTTAGACGCTAGAAAACTATTCTTTACTTCAGCCATTTAATTTTAGTGTTTAATCCATTTAGATTTGCCTCGTGTAACCTGTACTATTTCGTTAAGCTTGGTGTTTGATAAACGTATTTTAGCATTTCTAAGTTTAGCGCTACGTTCTTTCTTTAAACGTTGAATTACATATTCGTTTTGATTTATTCTAGAAGCTAATATAGCATGCGATACGTGAGCGTAGATAGCTTCTTCTGCCATTTTAGGTATCTTAGTATCTTCATTAGTTGCAAGACCATCAGAGATGTATTCTAATACAACTATTCTATCTACTAGATTAGCAGAAAAAGAAAACTTATTGTATCTTTCGTCTATATTGAAGTAGCCATTAGCATTAGCAAACTGCGGATCTAACCCAAATAACTGGCCGTAGCCAAACTCTGGATAGCCATAGTAATATTCCCAGCCTAATATAGTATCGTTAAGTAAGTCTTGATTGTTTGCGTTTTTAAAGAAGTTGTTTTTCCAGCGATCGTTTGTTATAGAAGTTGTTTCAACGCTATTACCAAAATCATCTTGAATAGGAACTCCTTGATTATCATCTGCAAAAACACCTGTGGGTTTAGTAGTGAGCATATCCCCTGGCATTATAACGTGTTTAACGCCTGAGTTATCTATCCAATATAAATTAACATAGTTAACATAATCTTGAGGTATTGGTATGCTTAAGTTGTGAGGCACAGTAACCTCTAGTTTGTTTACGCTTTTTAAAGTATCATAGCTAAACTCTTGAAGTCCACGTTTAACGTGAAACACTACGTCAGTTCTTTTAACACTTGGTATAAGTTTACCATCACCTACATAAGCTACTAAAAAGTTATTCACGACATCATCTAAAGATATATAACTATATGAACCATAGTTTTTTTCTACAGTATCACCATAGGCTTTTTCTTGAAATGTACTAGCGTAATTACCACCGTCTAATTTTTTAAGTTGAACAACTATATATAGTAAATCAGCTGGGGCTATATCAAATGTAATAGTGTTACTATTTACGGTATAACCAGAAACAACCTCAGACCAAGTTCCAGGAATAGCATTAGTGCTAGTATATATTTTAAAATTATTTAAAGCATAGTTTACATTAGTATTACTTGCCGATCCAAATACTAAATCAGTGTTAAACGTTGTAGTAAAGCTTTTGTTAGATCCATTGCCCTGAAAACCTTGCGCGCCTTCGTAATACTGTCTATTGTTTTCTTTTAATAGTCCCATTTATTAACTTCTTTCATTTACGTTTTCAGCTTGAACGGCTTGATTAGCGGCTTGTACTATTTGTGGATCTCTTATAACTATACCAGCATATGCTAATATTCTAAGCACAACTTCAGTTTGTTCTGTTTCGTCTATTTCAAAATCAGTGCTATTGTTAGGAGAGTGTACCAAAACCTGTGTGGTTATGTCTTTGGTAAAACCCCATACAACATCATCTGGTCTTCTTATATAATCTAAATTAACGCTAGTTATGCTGGTTGGGTTAGATAATATTTTATTGTCTTGAAAAAGATATACAGGGTAATTTTCGTTAGGTAAAGTAAGATCTGATTTTAAAACGTTGTAGTAAGCGTTTCTTTGAAGTCTTTGTAATTCAATTTCATAACCCGCGGCAGCACCTACAGTACCGTCATAAGTTACAGTTCCTAATCTATAAACGTCACTACCTATGTCTGTGTCTCTATTAACAGTTTTTCTTCTTCTAAATAAAGACATTTTTTCATCTATACCATCAGTCCTATCAGCGTAATCCATATCATTTTGAGGAACTCTACTAGATTGATTTAAGTCCTCAAAATATTTTTTAAATATTTCTAATTGAACCTGTGTAGCTGTTTTATTAAACTCATCAGGCGTCATATAACCGCGCTGCTCTTTGTTTAATATAAGCAACACAGTTTGATACACGTTGTTTACGTTAATCGCCATGCTATTTTATTTTAGTCGAAGTTAGTAAAGACTAGTCTTGATTTAGCTTTGTCTAGCTTGTCGGTTTTTTCTATAAGTAATCTTTGTAAAACGTCTGGTCTTGTATTCTCTCTATTAGCAAGTATAGAATATATCATGCAAGAGTATAAAGCTTCTTCTGCTAATTTAGGTATAGCAGCTGACTCATCTGTAGTAAGAGCGTTAGAGAGATATGTTAAAGTTGCATCACCTGAATCACCATATGTTATTGTTTTATTTATATAGTTTATATAATATTGACCAGTGCTTGGAGAAGGTGAAGAAGTATCTTCAAGAGGAAATGTTGTACTACCAATTTTGATACTAGCTGATATAACAGCTACAAAATCAGCCGGCAAATCAACAGCAATTCCGGATGTTACAGTTGTAGGACCTTCAGTAAATTGACTTTTTAAAGTTTCATAAGCAAACTCCTGTAAGCATCTACGAGCATGGAATATAACCTCAGTTCTTACAGCGTCTGGTATTAATTTACCAGGTCCTGTGTATGATATTAAAAAGTTGTTTATAATATCATTAAGCGATATAAAAGCGTTTGATATAGTTGTTGCCATGATTTATTATTTTTGTCCGTCTACGTCTATTTGTTGCTCTTTGCTAGCTGCTAATTGTAAAGCTAATTGATCTCTACTCATTACACCTGCATAACCTAATATTTTATCTATTAAAAGAGGTTGGTCTGATTTATGTATTTCAAATTGAGTTGAAGCTTGTTCGTTGTAGATATAATTACCAAGCTCTGTATCGATAGTAAAGCCCCATTTAACGTCAGCTGGAAACTTTAAAAAGTTTAAAGTAACACTACCAGTTAATGGGTTAGGATATAATTCTATCTCGCCGGCCTCGTATGTGTATACCGGATAAAATTCTGTAGGTTTTGTAAGCGGTGATATGTTTGTTGTGTATACTTCGTATTTTTGTATTCTTTGAACTTCTCTATTATTGTATACAACAGTGCCTAGTTCTTGAACTTGCACGGGTACAGATACTTTATTAGCATTAATACTTACAGTCGCGGATGTTTTAAACAAAGATATTTTTTCGTCTAATAACGCATATCTATCAGCATACGCTAGACTAGTCTGAGGTTGTCTTAACAGTTGATTAAGCTCGTCAAAGTACTCTGTGAATATTTCTTGCTGTGCTTGTGTAGCAATTTTATTAAACTCAGCAGGTGTAAGTACACCTCTTTTTTCTTGTTGCAATACCACGAGCACGGCTTTGTATACCTGATTTACGTTTATAGCCATTTTTAATTATTTATTTTTGTTGGGCGTATTAGGCCCGAGTGAACGGGCCCTATACTATTGTTACATGTTATTTTAACTTTTTCTCGATAGATTTGAAAACTTCTACGCCTTCATCTGTCTTAAAGAAAGCTGCCATAGCAGAGTAAGGATTTTCTTCAAATGGAACACTCATAAGCTTCTTACCATTTGATGCCCAAGTAAATGAACGTTGGTCTTGAGCTAGCTTTATAATCTTAGCTTCAGTAGCTAATATTGCAAAGTTTCTAAGCTGAACGTTTTCATCTTTAGCTAACTCTAAAAACAAAACTGGGTTTTGTCTAGCGAAAATAAGCGAATCTCTTTTTAATTCTTTAGAAGACATTGTGCTAACTTTGCTACCAACTTCAACTCTCATTATAGCTTCTAGATGTTCTACCTCCATACCTCTAGCTGCATTGAGAGCGTCAATTTGCAACTCCATCGTATCAAGCTCATTTTTAGCTTCAATTTTAGAGTCAAACTCTTTGTATCTTTTGTTTCTCATAGGGTGATACAAAGATAAAAGCTTTTGTAAAGCTTGCTGGTTTTTACGAACTACTAACGCACCATCTTTAAAAAGTATAGTGCCTAAAGTTGCTTCTCCATTTTGCTCATCTTTAAATGGACTGTTCATGTTTGTAGCAAACCTAAGTTCTCTTGTTGTTTGATTTGATTCGTCGTACCATAATAAAGGTTTTTTTGCACTGTGTTTAGATGGTATTCTAAATGTTAGTGGTTTATATTGACCTGTTACAAAATACGTTCTATCTTTAATTTCCCAACCTTTTTCTACGCTTGGGACTTCTTTTTCTTTTGACATAATATAATATAATAAAATTTATAAGGGTAATAATTACCCCCGTCGGTAAGACGAGGGTAAATACTACATAACTAATTACTACTTGGTAAACAATACAAAGTTGTTAGCACCTTGCACACATAAACATCTTTCAGATAGGAAGTTTACTTCCATCGCGTCAAGATCAGATGTGTAAGCACCGCCAACAGATCCAGTCAACCAAGACTTCATACGACGATCGTCAGTCTGCGACGCTCTATATCGTACGTGTAAGAATGGACGACGTATGTTACTACCAAGAACTTGATCGTATACAGTTGATGTACCAGCTGGAATCAAAACTCCATCAATAGCACTTATACCGTATCCTCCAGCTCCGTTATCAATAGCACCACGAGTAGAAGCATCATTTAGATATTTCCAGTCAGTCTTATAGAAATCGTAAGAACCTCTACGGAAACCGCTAAAACCTAAGTTTAACGCCATATCTTCAGAGTTTTCAAACAAACCATAAGCAGTACCGCCATTACCACCATCAGAAATTCCAGCGAGCATATCGTCAAATCCTAGCGCAGTTTCGCGATTTAAGAAAAGCATGTTTTCTTCAATAGCTCCTTGAGTATCTAGGTTTCTAAGAATGTCATCAAACGAACCAAGTTGGCCAGTTCCTGCATTGTAACCAGCTTCTACGTTACCACGGTCTTTAATAGCAGCAAACAAACCTTGCGTACCTTTAAACTTTGCAGTTTCAGCAGCAGAACCAGTAGCAGCTTTTTCACCTTCAACTACGCTCATTTCAAGATAATCTTCGAAACGTAAGCGGGTTTCAGATTCAGCTTTTAGATACCATAGATATCCTCCAGTTCCATCTTCAGTAGCAACTTCAACCCAACCAATCTGAGCAGTGTCAGAACCAGAAACAACATATTTGCTTCGAATAATAATTGGTGAATTAGAAAATTGAGTAAAAGAAGGATCTACACTTACATAACCACTAGTATTAGCGGCTGAGTAATTTGGTGTAGAAGAACCTTTGTCGTATTCAGAACCGTATACAAACATTTTTACGCCAGTTCCAGCTAGACTAGATGTATCTGCAGCTGTATAAGGAGCTACTGTTACAACAGCACCAACACCTACCGTACCGATATCAGAACCAGTTACTACAGCTTTTAGCTCAGCACCTAGCTTATCAATAAGTACAACTGTAGAATTTACAGAAATAACATTGTTTACTCCGGCTTGAAGAGGAATAGTAATAGCATTAGCACCATCATTAGTACAGTCGTCGTATGCGATGTGTAAACGGTTTTGTTCAGACCAGATAACCTGATCAGAACTCATAGGCATTTCAGCTCCTACCATACGTAAGAAACCAGATAACGTGCGGTTTCCATAGCGCTCTACTTCTTGTTCGTAGATCTCAGGTAGATACTGTTGTGCGAATGTATCAGAATCGCCAGCGCCAGATCCTCCGTTAAACGAAAGGAAGTTAGTATCTAGCAATTGTTGTGATTGACTTGGGACAATACTCCCAAATAAAGGACTTATAGTAGCCATAATTATTTATTTTATTTTTTGATTGTTATTTTTTTGATTTTCAATTTTGAAGAATCAACACCGCTCATTGCTTTAACTTTAATCCCATTAACAAATACTTCACCAGCAGCTGTTTGACGAGGCTCAGTCGAAATGTTTTTCGATTTAGCCATAACATCTTTAACAGCGTCAGCTTTTCCTTGCTCATAAAAATGTTGAGCTATAGTATCAGCGTTTCGCGCAGCGTATAAAGCCTTGTGGTAGCCTTTAGCATCTTGTATTTCTCCTTTGTCATTTAAGAACGTCTTAATAAAATTTGAAATATTAGATTGTTGCTCTACTACCTGTGATGGATTTTTAACACCATATCTAAACTTTTTGTTACTTACATTGAAATCAAAACCTTTGAAATCATCGTTTAATAACTGTTCAGTTTTTTGTTTAAAAACCTCATGCTTAGCTAAATTAGCTTGTTGTTCTTCATTGTATCGGTTGAAAAAGTCTAATGCTTTTTGTTGCTCTTGGGTTACGCCCGGTCTCAACTTGATCTCGTCGTAATATTTACCTTTTAAGCCTTCAAGAAAGTCTTTAGCTTTTGCAGCCTCCTCTTTGAACGCAATTTTCTTTTTGCGTATATCTTTTGGTTCATCTATATCTTCGTCATAATCAAAGTCTTCTAGTAAAAGACTTACATCTTCAGAATCTAAGTGTGGTTTAGTTTGTTTATAATATTCACTAATTAAAGTTTTACTATCAACGTTGGTATAATCTGCATTAAGCCTAACATAGTCTTGTACAGTTCCACCAGTTTCTTCCATAAAAGTAACTAGCTTGTCAATATTTTCTGGTAGTTGTTTTTGTTCTACAACTGGTTGTTGTATTTGTTCTTTAACAACTTCTTGCTCTTCTTCAGTATCTTCAATTACAGTTAAAGGAGATTCTACTCCTTCGTCGGTGGCCCGTATTTCTTCAGCCACTTCCTCGCTGTCGCTACTGTATTTGGACTCTTCGATAATAGCATCGCTATCATCTGTCTCTTGTGTTTGAACGGCATCTTCGCTTTTTATTTCTACTTTAGTAACCTCAGGAATTACCTCTACTTGAGATTCAATACCTTCTTTAGGTATTTCAATTTTAGTTACTTCGTTTTTTTTACCTAAGTTTTTAGGTTTAGTAGGAGTCTTCATTTTAAATTCTCCTTCTTGTCTTACTTCTGTTGACATAATATAATAGTATAAAATTAAAGGATTTTATTTTCAACGAGGTTCAAACTGTTCAAGTCCAAATCCTCCTAGTGAGTCAAATCCAGATGACTCAAAGTTTTTAGGTAGTTCATCGTTTTGACGCTGCGCAATCATTTCTGATTGTTGTGTACCTATAATTCTAGCACGTTCGTCTTTGCGATCTTCTATTTTATCTTCTTTTTCTTTTTGAGCTTCTACTTCTAATCTAGCTAACTGCATGTCGTATTGAAACTTTTGCTCCATTAACTGACGTTTTATTTGAGCTTCCATTTCCATTTTCTGTATATCAAATTGAGACTTACCTTGTTCAAGTTGTAATTTGCTTTCAGTTAAAGCTTGTTGCTTTTGAACTTCAGCCATGGCAGCTTTTTCGGCTGACTGTGAGTTGGCTTGGGCTTGAGCTTGTATATTCATTATATTAGCTCTTTGTTTTTCTTGATCTCTTATTTTTTGCCTATACTTTAAAAATTGATTAGCTAGTTTTAAATTTTGTATTTCTCTAATATCAATAGCATCAGATAATTCTATTGATTGATTTTGCAAAGCTATCTGTATATTTTGTTCTAGTTTATTTTTTTCCTCTTCTTCAGGTTCTAATTCTAAGAATATACCAAACTCATGCATGGATAGGTTTTCAATTTCCTCTAAAGTAGCTACATTAAAACTGTTTATAGATTTCAACAAAGCGTTTTTAGTAAGCGGAAAAGCCATCATATCAGCTAATCTAAGACTTATGTTTTCACAAGCACGTATTGTTAAATACATAAGCGACTGAAGTATATGTTTTGTAGCTGTATTAGAAGCAGCCGCTGCTAGCTTTTGTAAACCAACCAATGAATCTTTATCGGGTTTACTGCCATCTCTAGCTTCGTTAAGCCCGGTTACATCACGTATCATTTGTAAATAATACTGATACGTTTGCACTAATGATTGTATTTTTTGTATACCAGAAGATGTCTGAAGTTCTTGTATTGGTACTTTACCTCTATTTGGATCACCATCTTGAGTTAAACTTCTACCTACAATACTACCAGTTTGGAAATACATGTTTAACGCTTCTTGCGGATTATAGTTAGTACCATTACCAAGATCAACTTCTGCTAAGCCATCTACATCTACAAAAACGCCATCGGGTACCATACGTGCTAGCACTTGTTGTATTTTTAAATGTGTTAGCTGTATCATATCGGCAAACCCTATACATTTAGAAACTAAACTATCTATTCTACCTTTATACATTCTAGGTGAACTTATAGAATAATTCATTCCAACCTTAGTCTGATCGCTAAAAGGTCTAGTCATATTTTCAGATAACTCCCACTGAAGCATTTTTTCATGACCTAGTATTTTAGCCCCGCTATACAAAACTTCTATAGCCCGATGCACTCTTTCAAAGTTATCATTTTCAGGCGGTTCAAAAGTATCTGGTTTTTCTAAAGCTTTTTCAAGACCTTGCTCTGTTTGTTTTATTTTAAAAACTTGATTTTGATACGTTTTATATTCAAAAAATAAAACCTGTACTTTATTATATTGATCATCTTGACCGTAATAATTTCTAGTATAGTTAGAGTTACCAGGATATTTTTGTATTTCCTCTAATTCTGAATCTGTTAAATAAGGAAACTGTTTTTTAATTTCTTCTAAGCTAATACTTTTAACTTCACCAACGTAATATATATCTTCAAAGTTAGGATCTTCAGTATATGAATAAACTAAATTAGCAGGATCTACATACTCAACAGTAATACCATTTGCTAAATTAAAATTTGTTTTAACAGCAGATATACCTAAAACAACTAGATCGTAAGCTAAACGCTTTTTAACTTCTTCGTATTTGTTATAATCTAAAACGTTATTAATAGCTTCCTCTTCCGCTATTTCTATACTTTGTTTATAATTTAACTGAAGATACAAATCAAGCTCTTCAACATTATCAGGTAGTTTAGAAACGTCATCGCTAGCACTAAGATCTCTACCTAGTAAACCACCTAGTTCTTCTATTTTTTCTTTTTGCCTAATATCTCTTAAAGCTCTATTAGCAAAATTAGTTCTTTTTTTAATAGCGTAAGGATCAGATGCAAATGATTTTATTTCATAACCCTTATCAGTCATACCGTTAACAACAATATCTACAAACTTAGATAAAACAGCTACTGGTTTCCAGTCTAAATTTAAATAAGATAAATCACCGTTAATAGATAATTCATCTTTGTATTTAGCGACTGACTGTTCGCCTCTAGCGTACAACCTTAATCTGTGGAAATCTTGCCAATTGTTACCAAAACGACCACCAGCTCCTAAGCCACGATCACCTCTGAACCATTCATTTTCAATGGCTCTACCAACTTGATAACCGTAGTCTAAAGTATTCTTTTCTGCGTCTGGTACCACCTGACTTGGAAACGAACTATTAACATTAGTGTAAATCATCTATTTTATTATTTTTGATGTATGACCTGTATTGTCGTACTTGCCGAAGCTTAAACTAACTGGATCTTTTTTTACTAATTGAACTGGAGTATATTTGTTTTTATTGCAAGCCATTATAGCTAACCCTGAACTTATTGTTGCATCAAACTTTGTTCTATTGTTTATATTGAACTTAGCCCAATCCTCTAGTGTTCTTTGAAAATACATATCTCCATATTCATTTTCTTTTAAACCTACATAATCTTCTATGTAAGATTCAATAGCGGCAGCGTGTGCTTGCTTAATATCTTCTGATGAGTTAGGTATTCCACCTATCTCTCTTTCTGTAACCGAAAGCTTGTTGTAAAGTTTATCAGGTCTATTTATAGAAAACCTCCTATAACCTCTACGCTTTAAATAGTACAGTAATCTTGGTTTGTTATTCTCTGCTAGTATAGGCATACCATAAAAATGTAATGCCATAAGTACATCTTCAAAGAATATTTCTGCTGTTGGTGGTCTTGATATATATTCTAAGAAAAACATATTAAACGGAGCGTCTTCCATGCTGAACTTAGTTAGACCGTGTAAAGATCCTTTGGATCCCTGCTTATCTACAGTTCCTGATATATCATAAGAGTCACAACCAAAAGCACCGATATGTTCATTGCCAGGATATTTAACTCCATTTTTTATTATTACACGATTCTGCAGATTTGCAGGTGGAATCCAAGAAACAAGAAATCTACCATTTTTTTCAGGATAAAAACCAACTGTAGTATCTTTAATACCATTAGCCCATTGAAAGTTACCTTGTGTAACTAAAACTTTATTTTTAACATCTTCATTGTAATCTATCTGTTCATATAATTTAGTTAGATTAAATAAAGATAATTTTGCTTCATCTCTAAACGCGTGCTTTTCTGTTCTTGGAAACTGACGGTAATATTCGTTTAAACCGTCCTGATCATCTTTAAGACCATCAACTTCATTTTCCCAATGTTCTACAACACCTGTTGTTATTAATTCACCCTGTGGGTCTTTAACCGCGTCTTTTGGCGTTTCGAATACAGGTAGTCCATAAGCATCAATGAATCCTTCGTAGTTCCATTCCATAGGTATGAACAAAGAATATAATCCTGAGCTAGTCTGTCCATTGCGGTTTCTCTTTGTAACGTCTGAAGCATAGTATAATTTTTTAAAGTTTTCACCACCCTTATCTAAAGCGTTACTTGTAGATCCCATTAAACATTTACCTACAATTTTACTACCTAACCTTAACGTAGTCTTCGTGACTCGCCAGTTATTGAGGATGTTGTCTGGCCTCTCCCATTTGCCCGATTCGTCGTGTACAAGGAGCTTGAGCTTTTCACCATCGTACGAGTTGTCCCCTGTGTTCTTCCAGTCGATCGTGGTGTCGAGACCGTCGATCTCCTGTGGTGCTTCACCTTGATCAAGTTTTTTTCTGGTAAGCTTCGACGCTGGTACTCTGTAGGCAAGCTCTGTTTTTGGGCGGTCCATACCGTCTTGTATTGGCTTGAAGAAGAACGGGTAGTTAAGGGATATTGGTACAACCTTATCGGTAAACATCTTTTTAGCGTCAGCCCCAGATTTGGACAATATGCCGAACCGTGAATCAGATGATATTGTTGCCATGTTAACAGTTTCGCCTGATGCCATGAATGAAAAACCAGAGCGTCTGTTCTTAAGGTAGGCCATTCCATAACAACGCTGGTCGGCTTTGCACGCTTCCCAGAATATAAAGAAAAGCCTATTTGACTCTCTGTAATCGGCTGCGCCAACATCAATTTTACTCCACTGCAAGTACATGTAATGAGTGCCAGTGATATAAGTAGGAACACCCTTGTTGTAGAACCAGAAACCTTCATCACGTCTTTTAAACTCTCTATCAATATAATCATACCATTGCTCTTTAAAGTTAGATGGGTAACGCTCCCAATCAAATACACTTTTTATTTTAGATAAAGCTTTAGGGTATTCTTCTTTAACCCACACTTGCTCTTCTGTTTTCTTAGAAGAACTGTAAATGTTTTCCGGTAACAATGGTAGTGCTATTCTTAAGTTTTGTATTTCAATAATATCACCTATAGTACCATCTTTACTTATAATTATAATGTCGTTTTCAACATCATAACCATACTCCCATTTTTTATACCTATTATTTTTTTTAATAATATTAGGCTTTATATGGTCTTTTATTACTTTAACTAAAGATTGATCGTACATTACCTTGATCTACCCTCAGCAAAACCTTTAAAACTTTTTTCTTTAGTTTCTCCAGGTTTATCTTCAAGCATATTTTTTTCTTCGTCTATTCTAGATAGTATTTCAAAAGCATCGAATATAGCTAGCTTTTTAGTAGCAGCTGCATTCTTAAGTCTATCTGCAGAAACATCATCTTCAGTATTAGTGATGATCTTTTCCTCAGCTACCTTAATAAGCTCGTTAACTGCTTTTTGCCCAGCTCGGATTATATTCCTTCTCGTTTCCTTTGAACTCATACTTAACTAAAATATCATTTGATTGCATACAATATAGTCTTTGTTTATCTATAATAAACTCAAACTCTCTATTAGATTTAAAACCAACTAAGTCACCTTCGTTGATACCTAGTGACGTTAAAGTTTTATTTCCTATTTTTACTACACCCTTATTTTTTTGTTCTGGCTCTTGCGACCATTTATCGTTATTTTCAATTGGTATAATAAAACAATGTTCACCTACTGATAACCATTTAACCATACGTTTATAAAGATATATTTGATCGTACTGACAAAGGTATTTATTATCACCAAATGTTTTACTGCTGTCTACTTCTTTGCCGGCTTGATTGTAATATCTTCTAAATACATTATGGTGTATAATAACTTCATCACCTTCTTGTATTGGTGTTGTAAAGGCAGTAGGTACTGTAAGCACTGTTGCTTTTCTATTTATTAACTTAAAGTTTTCTATACTAGAATTAACTACAAGCTTGTTACCATCTATATCAACTTCATTGCTATACCTGTTTCCTTCTGGCATAACTATAAAATCAAAAACGCTTTTCATTAATATTCTAAATCATATTCAACAGATATAGCCATGTTAGAATTAAACTTCTTCCATGGCAATACCTCGTTGTTTTTCTTTATGAATATGTTATAAGAAGCGTCAGGTTCTTCGAACATTATATGAGAGATCTCATGTCCACCATACACCTGCTGACCTACAGCATAGTGCATAGCTTCGTTCTTGTAATCAGAACCAATACTAATTTTCCTTATAACAGTACTCATTAATCCTCTCCTTTTACAACTGAAAGTTCTTTAGCATCTTCAGATTCAACCTCTTCATAACTACCGTCTTCAAGGTTAATACTAATAGATCCGTACTTATCTTCTAGTTGCTTTTTGGTTTCTTCAATACCTTCATTAACACCAGCGATCTTATGCAGCAAAGCGTGCTTGGTAGTTTCTAATTGACCGATTTGATTGATGATACCACCTAGTTCTGTTTGTTGTTCTTTAATAGTTTTAAGCTCTTCAGCTGTAATCATGTTTGACATTTGATTTGATTTAATTGTTTAACTTACTTATTATCACTTGATTTCTTTGATTTTTCCCAAGTTCTACCTACGAAGTATGCGCCGTATACCGTTATTAATAGTGATTGAAAAATTGGGATATAATCTTCTGCTACTACAAATCCACCTACGTTACCATCAGCAAAAGCTAGAATAGTAAATATAGATGTAAGATACACAAGTACAAGTGGCCGAATGTTTTTAGATAAAAATGAATCTGATTGCATATCCATTTTCCATCTTTCAGTAACTTGCGCTTGTGCGTCTTGATCTGCTTTTTCTAATAACTCTTGGATCTTTTGCTTAGCAGCTAATCTCTCTTCATCTGTAGTTGTAAGCTTATCGATTACATTACCTACGTCTTTAATTATACCGCCTGATAAAAGACTTAAAAGTTTCTTCATCTATACCTATGTTATTGTTCCCACACGTATCCTGATTGCTTAAGGTCTTTGTTAAAAGCTTGTTTTTCGCTTTCACTATACTCATTATCAGCAAGTCTTTTCCTTGCAGTCAGTTGCGCTGCTTTTAATTCTTCCGGTCGCTTTGGGTGGTAAGATGTTCTTTCAGCTATATTTCTGTCAGATAATATTCTTGTGCCTGTAACTTCAGGTGCATCGCTTGTGAAACCTTCAGGAATAATATTTCCAAACTCATCTCTTTCACCTGACCTTTCGTCCATTTGTTTAGCTGGTGATCCAGCCTCCATGTACATAGCAGAACCTTCCATCATTAATCCTGATGGTTTACCTTTTTTATCGTACATCTTAATGCAAGATGATTTCTTCATAGGGGATTTTTTATACGGCATTTTAATTATTTTTTTAGTTTATCTTTTAAATTTACTTTGTATCTAGTAAGATGTATGGTTTTATTTAAATCACCACTAAACTTACAGATTAAATTATTTTTGTCTTTTAATTTATATTTTACTTTTACAAGGTAACCATTAGCTGGATTAAACAAGCGTGTTACAAATGTTCTTTTATTTCTTTCAATTATCTCTTCATGTATTGTATTATCAGTACTTGGACTGTAGTTGACAACTGCTGATACACCATAACTACCAGTGTAGATCATTGTGATGTATTTAGAAGTTTTACTTTGCCACCAGCCACTGAAATCGTCTTGGCTATACGTTGATACTGAAATTAAAATAAATGATAGTACTAAAAATAAATTTTTCATAATATTAGATTAGATTGTTATACTAATATTATCACCTATTTTGTTTGTTTTTTAGTTTTATTTTTTTGTTCATAAGCAGTAGATCCTTTAAGCATAAACGAAGAACCTTCCTTTACAACATTACCAAATCTTTCATCTATATTTATTTGCCCACCTTCTCTTTCGTCTCCAAGTAATTTTTTTCTACTTACATCCTGCGTCATGTCACGCACTCGCTGAGCCATATTATCAAATTCTTCCTGTATTAAAGCTTGTGATTGTGCTTTTTCATCTGCTGCTCCGTAAAGTTCAAGTTGATCTTCAGATAAACCGTAAACTTTACTGCCATGCTGGCCTACTCCCGCGATATCAGAAAGAGTTTTTTTAGCTCCTGATAACGATTGCTTAACTGTTTCAGGATCAACACTAAGTAGTTCATTGTTACTGTTGTATTTTCTTAATTTATCACTTAAACCAAACGACATATCTGCAGACAACCTTGCTTGTTCTTCTAAGCCTTTATAACCGTCAGCCGGCGGAGCAACATACGTCATAATCTTACCGCTCTTTGGATCAAGTTGCCTATTTTCAACTAAGTCTTCACGAAGTTTTTCCTGATTATAATTACCAATTTTACCGTCTTTATCTACATCTCGATACATGTAGTTATCATACCTTTCTCTTCCTAGGTTTGTAAAAACCCCGTCTGTACCAATTAAATTTTCATCATTGTTCGTTCGGTAACGACTTCTAAAGTAAGGATTTTTCTTTTCACCGCTATTTAAAAATGTATTACCTGCAATATTTTTTACATTTTTAGTAATTTCTTCATTAAGAGACTTAGAATATACGTTTTTGTTTTTAAATTCTTGAGTATCTTTTCGCATGCTATCTAGCTTGCTATCAAGCTTTTTAAGTTCTAATCCAACTTTTGGTAATTTAAATCCCATATTTTTATTTTAAACGTTTTTCTATAACGTGTTTAGCACCAGGAAATGTATAGTCGTAACCTGGGTGCATAACTTTTGTGTAGCCTCTATCGTCTGTGCCTAACACTTTAAAGTCAACTCCTTTCATTGTTATCTTGCCACCTAGTATCTTATTAGTTGACTTGTTAACATCAGGGCTATTTCTTAAATATCCTTTCTTAGATGGCTTCATTTTGATTTGCTGTAAGCTTCTTTTTCCCAAGGTAAATTTTTAGCACCTTCTTTAATACTAGATCGTGGTATTACTTTACCTTTCCAGTAAACGTTTTTATCATCATAATCTAAATCACCTCGCTTCATTTGATCTATGTGGATCATCTCGTGATTAACAACCTCTTGTAATTTAGCTGGTGAAACATTTTTATTTATAATGATAGTACCATTGTTATTAGCTTTACCTAACACTCCATCTTCCATATCAACATGATACACAGGAGTATTATCTATTGAGAACGGTGGTGTTAGTTTAAAAGACATATTATTTGTAACAATTTGCTTTAGCAGGTGAACCATGATGCTTATTGTCATACTTCATATCACCAGCTAGTTTAGAGATATGCTTCTCATCATCAGTCATCTGCTTGTCGCTACCACCATGCTTAGCATCGTAATTAACGTCACGCTTTAAATAATCAATATGTGCAGCATCATCTCTTACAGCTGAGCCATAGTTACTTTTAGTAACTGGAGTTTGCGAATGTCTTGCGTTGCCAGTATATTGGCCGTAGTGTCCTTTTCCCATAATTACCATTTTACCTTGTCAGCCCAGTACGCAGCAGACATTTTACCTTTTTTAATATTCTTTGCGTGTCGAGCTTTAAAGCTAGCTCTACGCGCTTTTGATTTTGCATCTGTTTTTTTGCCAGCAGTGGTTACGCCTTGCTGTCCAAAACGTATAATCTTTTCTTTGCCGTTTTCGCAAGCTTTAACAACGTGAGACTTAGTGTTATGACTAGGAGTTTTCCTAGGCTTATTACACTTAAGTGTCTTTTTATCTACAGCCATTAAACTCTACCTTGAGCTTTTTTAGTTATAGGTCCAGCTGTATAGTCGCAAGGATATTTTTTAACTTGCATACCTGTA